AAGACCTTTTGGGAACCTCCGACGCTGCCGGCATCGAGAGGGCCATCGCCGCCGACCCCAACCTCGCCCTGCAGTTCAAAATGGCGCTCATTCAGGCCGAGGCCGACGCCCGACGGCAGGAATTCGACACCCTGCAGGCGCAGCTCGCGGACGTGCAGAGCGCCCGCAACCAGACAGTGAGGCTTGCCGAGGCTGGGTCAGTGATTGCGTGGGGCGCGCCGATCATCAGCATACTGATCACGGTTGGCTTCTTCGCGATGCTGTACGTCGTGGTTCGTCAAGAAATCCCTGAAAGTTCCCAGACGCTCGCCAACATCATGCTGGGCAGCCTTGGTACTTCATTCACGGCAGTGGTAGGATACTGGGTCGGCAGCTCCGCCGGCTCCGCGCAGAAGACCAATGCGCTCGAAAAACTCGCCCGTGGATAGGGGGCTAAAATGACGACCGGACTGACCTACGCCACGTTCGTCACCGAGCTGGCCAACCTCGCGGTGGTGGACCCGGCAGACGTCAATTTCGTCGCCAATCTGCCGCAGTGCATCACCTACGCCGAGAACCGCATCTATCGCGATCTTGACCTGCTCTCGACGGTCACCGCCGCTTCCGGCTTCGCTTGCGCGACAGGAAGCCGCCAGATCACGTGGCCCATGACGCAGTTCGTGACGGTGCAGGAGATCAACGTCATCACGCCGTCGAGCACGACAAACCCGGACGCGGGCACGCGCGTCACCTTGTTGCCGACGACGAAAGTCTGGATGGACACGGTCTACGCCTCGCCGACAGCTACGGGCGTCCCCCAGTGGATGGCCATGCTCAACCAGAACACCGCACTGATCGCACCATGGCCGAACGCCAACTACAGCGTCGAAATCGTCGGCACCGTCCGACCCGACTCCCTGTCGGCGTCCAACACGACGACCTTCATCAGCACGTACCTGCCGGACCTGTTCCTCATGGCCTCCATGGTCTTCGTCAGCGGCTATCAGCGCGACTTCGCGCTCGGCGCCAGCCAGCCGAACGACCCCGGCATGCCCATCAACTACGAGACGCAGTACCAGACGCTGTTGAAGAGCGCGCTGGTCGAGGAGGCCCGCAAGAAGTTCGAGGCAGGCGCGTGGTCGTCGATGGCACCGGCGGTCGCGGCAACGCCGTCGCGAGGGTAGCGCATGCACGCCACCCTGAAGCTGATCCCGACGGTCGACCTCAACCGGACGCCGGCTCTCAACGAGGCCGCGATCAGCTCCACTCAGCTTGTGCGCTTCATCAAGGACCGCGAGAACCTCGGGCTCGTTCAAAAACTGGGCGGCTGGTCGCGGTTCTACCCGACGACGCTGACAGGCACGCCGCGTGCTCTGTGGGCGTGGCGTGACAACCTCACGAACGACTACCTCGCTGTCGGCAATTCAGGAGCCTCGGAAGGGCACCTGTACGTTATCAATGAAGGCGCGGCGCGAGACATCACGCCTCAAGTCTTCGACACTAACCCCGCCGTGGATTGCACGACAACCCTCGGCTCAAGCACCGTGACCATCGGCGACCCCGGTTTCAGCGCGGCCACGACAAGCGCATCCGGCGACGGCACGACGGCTACGATTACCTACGCGGGCACGCATGTGTTCCCCGTCGGCGGAACCGTTGTTGTCGCTGGCGTGACGCCCGCGGGCTTCAACGCAACCGCTACTGTGACAGCCTCATCGGCAGGGTCTGTGTCATACCTGAATGCCACGGTAGGGCCTCAAACTGTCGCGGGCACCGTGGGCGACGGCGGCAGCAACATCACCAGCTACGACGCGGTCTACATCCCCGCGCACATCAGCGTGGGCGGCCTGATCCTGTTCGGGGTGTATCCCTGCGTCGCGGCGTCGTCCACGACATACCAGATCACGGCCCTCGACGCGCTGGGTGACCCGGCACTGGCGACGTCTTCGGTGGCTAACGGCGGCGACGTGGCCGAGTTCGACACGACAAGCGGGGCGTCAATTGTCACCGTCACCTTGAATGACCACGGTTTTGCCGTGGGTGATACCTATTCTGTGCTGATCGCGACTACGGTTGGCGGCGTTACGTTGACCGGCGACTACATTGTGCAGACGGTCCCGACCGTAAACACGTTCACCATTCAGGCAGCGCAGAACGCCGCCTCGACAACCTCCGGGTTCATCAATGGCGGTGATGCTCGATACATCTACTACGTGACCTACGGCCCCCTGCCCGCGGGAACGGGATACTCTACTGGAGGGTACTCTACCGGAGGGTACTCTACCGGCGCGGCGCCTGTCGCGGCGGCGGGGTTCCCTGTCGAGGCGTCGGACTGGGCTATCGACAACTGGGGCGAGATCCTCATCGCCAGCCCCGACACGTCGTCGCTGCTCACATTCGACGAGGAGCCCGGAGGACCGATCTACCAGTGGTCGCCGACCACCAGCTTCCTGAACGCCCAGATCATCCCGCAGGCGCCGATCTCGAACCACAGCATGTTCCTTGCGATGCCGCAGCGGCAGATCGTGGCTCTCGGGTCCACGTTCACGGGCGTGCAGGATCATCTGCTGATCCGGTGGTGCGACCTGAACAACTTCAATTCGTGGATCGCGACGCCGGTCAATCAGGCGGGCTCGTACCGGCTGACCAAGGGCAGCCGCATCGTTGGCGGCCTGCAGGGCCCGCAGCAGGGCCTGATCTGGACCGACCTCGCGCTTTGGTCGATGCAGTACGTCAACCTGCCGGACGTCTACAATTTCAACGAGATCGCGGTTGGGTGCGGCCTGATTGGCAAGAAGGCGATGGCTATCCTGAACAACACTGTCTTCTGGATGAGCCAGTCGCAGTTTTTTGTCTTCGCTGGCGACGGCGTGAAGCCGCTGCCGTGTACGGTGTGGGATTTCATATTTCAGGAACTGGACACAACGCAGGTTTCCAAAATCCGCGCGGCGGCCAACTCTCGCTTCAACGAAATCGCGTGGTATTTTCCGACGCAGTCGGGTGGCGGCGAGGTGGACGCCTACGTCAAGTATTCCTTGTCAACTGGCGGGTGGGACTTCGGATATCTGTCGCGGACGGCGTGGATCGACCAGTCGGTCCTCGGGCCGCCAATTGGCGGTTCCTCAAGCGGCCTCATCTTTCAGCACGAGACGTCGCCGACTGCTGACGGCCAGCCGATGTCCTCAAGCTTCCAGACGGGATACTTCACCCTGCAGGACGGCGACCTGCTGTCGTTCATCGATCAGGTCTGGCCGGACTTCAAGTGGGGTTACTACAACGGCGCGCAGAACGCCGAGCTGCTGATGACTTTCTACGTCGCCGACTATCCCGGCCAGACGCCGCGTGTCCACGGCCCGTACTCGATGACGCAGGTGACCCAGTACATCACGCCCCGACTGCGCGGCAGGCTCGTGTCGATCAAGTTCGAGAGCACCGACGTCGACACGTTCTGGCGCGTCGGAGCCACACGCTACCGCATCACACCGGCAGGAAAATTCTGATGGCATCGCTTGACGACGTCATTACGGTACACAAGAACGGTGTCGTTGCCATCAACGGCATCCAGCGCCTGATGGGCGACTTCCTGACGCTGATTCAGCCGGCCCTCGGCGGGGCCTTGAAGGTCAAGTACACCCCGGTCAGCGGCACCTACACGGTCACGGCGAACGACTGCGTCGTCGACTGCACGGCCAACACGTTCACCGTGACGCTGCCCACGGCGGCGGGCATTCAGGGCCAGATTTACACCGTGAAGAACAGCGGCACCGGCGTCATTACCGTGGCCGCCGCCGGCGGCGAATTCATCGACGGCGCCGCGACGCAGCTCCTGCCGGTCCAGTACCAGAGCATCACCATGGTATCGAACAACACCGGCTGGGGGGTGATCTAATGACGTACCGGGTCGGCCCGACGCCGCACATCATGGTCTACGACACCACGACGCAGACCATTGCCGCGACCAACACGGCGCAAGTCATCACCTTCGATACGACTGACAGCGCGGCGGGCATCAGCCTCGTGACCTCGGGCGGCAAGGCTTCGCGCATCACGCTGCCCGCCATCGGCACCTACATCTTCGTGGTCTCCGCCGTCGTGCAGGCAGTCGCCTCGAACAAGACATGCTCGATCTGGTTCAGGAAGAACGGCTCCGACGTCACTTACAGCAACACGAAGATCGTCTGCCTGAACGCGGAGCCGACGATCCTCGCCGTGAACATCAACCTCGAATGCACGACCGCGGGCGATTACTATGAGTTGTGGATGGCGGGCACCGCCACCACGGCGGGCATATACGCCGCGGCGGCGACC